TAGCTGATGCTTTTCCAGATCACATGTCAGTCGAGTTTGGAATTGGCTACGGCGGGACATTTGCCAAATACAGAGTCTTTGAATCGTATGCTTGGATGCATTCAATTTATGCAAGTTATACTAATCCAACAACAGTTGATGGTAACTTCTTTGATGATGTAATTCCAGGTTACTTAGAAATAGATATGTTTCTAGAAGGATCAGGTTCTGGAGATTATTACTTTTACATTGGCAGAATGATTGAGCGAAAAGGTTTTAGAATAGCTCAAGAAGTTTGTGAGCGGTTAGGCAAACGTTTAATCTTGGCAGGTCCAGGAGATGAACGAGGCACAGGTTATGGCGAGTTTATAGGCAATATTGGCCCTGAACAAAGAGCCGAACTAATGGGAAATGCAATTGCCTTATTTGCCCCTACAACTTACATTGAACCATTTGGAAATATTGTAGTAGAGGCACAAACTTGTGGAACTCCTACAATCACAACCGACTGGGGAGCATTTACAGAAACCAATATTCATGGAGTAACAGGTTATCGTTGCAGAACTTTGCAAGACTTCATGGAAGCAGCAGAGAACGTTAAAGATCTTGATAGATCTTTTATCAGACAACAAGCAATTGCCAAATACTCACTAGAGTCAATCCAAGTCAAATACGAGAAATACTTTGAAAGACTTTTAACTCTTTGGGACGATGGTTGGTACCAAACAAAAGAAAAGGTAAATAGATGAGCCTATCAAAGCGACTACGCGTAGCCGGTGAAAAACGCGCTACCAATCAATTTGTTGAGCCACTAATTCCAGGTAGACCTGCGTATGCAACTCCAGCTGGAGTGGACGTAAATGCGGAATCCGCCATTCGAATGTCAACAGTTTATGCGTGCGTTCGCTTATTAGGTGACACAATTTCTTCACTACCACTTAGCGCATACGTGCGACGTGGTCGCGCTCGCATCAATTATGCAGCAGTTTATGGATCAATGCCAACATGGATTAACCAACCAAATCCAGATACAACTAGATTAGAATTTTTTGAGCAAGTCATTGCATCTCTTAATTTGCATGGAAATGCTTTTATCATTACGGTCCGAGACGACATGGGAGATGTGACAGAACTTTATTGCATCAACCCTGAGTACGTAAGACTTCGCCGTCCAGAACCAAATGCAGATATTGAGTACATTGTAACGATTCCTTATAATCCACAAAATGGACTATACGATCCAATGCAGTCAAATCAACTTTCTGGCAAAACAATGGTTTTGACTAAGAACGAAATGCTTCACATTCCCATGTTTAGACTTCCTGGACAATTACTTGGTCTTGGTCCTATTGGAGCTGCTCGTGTAACTCTTGGATCTGCAATGGCCGCAGAAATCTATGCCGCGGCATACTTTGGAAATGCTGCAAATCCTGGTGGAATCATTGAAGCACCAGGAGAATTGACGCAAGAACAAGCGGCAGATATTGCACGAGATTGGAACATTTCTCACTCTGGACCATATCGTGCTGGTAAACTTGGTATTCTTACAAGTGGAGCAACATTCAAACCGTTGCAACTTAATGCAGCAGACGCACAACTAATTGAAGTCCGACGCTTTGGCGTAGAAGAAATTGCACGTTTGTTCCGTGTTCCTGTATCGTTACTTGGACATCCTGTTGCTGGCGCAATGTCATTTGCATCTGTTGAAGCTCAAAACTTATCATTCGTACAACATTCTCTACGACCATTGCTAGAGCGGTTAGAACAATCTCTGTCTAAACTTCTGCCAGAGCCTGATGGTTTCATTAAGTTTAATCTTGACGCGCTTCTACGCGGTACTACGCTAGAGCGTTACGAAGCATATACAAAAGGACTTCGTGAAGGATTCTTAAGTCTAAACGATGTCCGCTTTACAGAAGATCTTTCACCACTAGGTGAATCAGGAGATCAATACAGAGTTCCGCTACAAAACATAGATGCAGCAGACGCAAAAGATGTTGGTCTAAATATGCGTGCGGACATAGCCGCCAAACTTATCCAAGTCGGATTTGATCCGAAGGCCGTATCTGAAGCTGTTGGTCTTCCAGAAATGACACATACAGGTTTGCCTTCAAATCAACTACAACCAATTGCTACTGTAGATCCAGAAGATCCAAAAGCAGCTTACGAGGTCGAATAATGCAAGTAATTGATGGAGAGGTTAACTCAAGGAGCAAAATGAAAAAAATAGAACGCCGCACGTACCATGTGCAAGAGGTACAAACACGAGCTGAAGGTGATAAACTTACTTTGGCGGGTTATGCAGCGAAATTTGATAGCGCTAGCGTACCACTTCCATTTATTGAAAAGATTGCTCCAGGAGCTTTTCGTAAAACGCTGACAGAAACTCCTGATGTAAGACTTCTAGTAAACCATGAAGGTCTTCCACTTGCACGGACAAAGAATGGTACATTACGTTTGTACGAAGACGAAGTAGGTCTTCGATTTGAAGCAGATCTCCCAGATACTCAACAAGCAAAAGATCTTTATGCCTTAATTGAACGAGGCGACGTAGATCAAATGAGCTTTGCATTTAGAGTTATCCGTCAAAAATGGAATCCAGATCGCACAGAAAGAACACTTACAGAAGTCAGTTTGGCAGATGGTGACGTTTCAGTTGTTACTTATCCAGCATATCCAGCTACTTCAGTCGAAGCACGCGAGTTAATTAAAAATGCAATTCAGGCCATTAAAGAAGGCCGTGAAATTTCTGGCGAATCACTACTAGTTCTAAATAGTATTTTTGAAGATCTAAGTGAAGGCCACGAATATGTCATGAAGGCAGTCGAAGTCATGGCAGAACTTCTAGGAATGCAAGAAGTTGAAGAAGAAGGTCCTATGGAACAGCAAACAATGGACGAAGATGTTGTTGAGATCATGGATGAAGAACTTCCAGTTGCATCTCGCACAATTTCTCTTCGCCTCGCAAAAGCAATAGCTTCCACAGTCAAATAATATTCTGCTAGCAAATAGCAGATACGAAGTCGGAGCGATTCTCACACCCGTAAGCGCCGTGAGCATCATCGCCACCACCTCGATTCCAACAATCATAAGGAGCAAAACTCAATGTCATATCTTGACAAAGTAGTCGAGCGCCGTGATGCAGTCAAGGCAGAAATGGACGCAGTTCTCGATGCAGTTGCAGCTGAGAACCGTACAGATCTAACAGCTGAGGAAACCGAGAAGGTTGATGCCCTCGTTGCTGAATCACGTTCACTCGATGAGAAAATCGAAAAGCTAAAGGCGCAAGCTGAAGCTGATGTAAAGGCTGCAGAAGCTCGTAAGGTAGTTGCAGAAGTTGTAACTCCATCAACAGCAACTGTAAAGATCATCAGCGAAGAGCGCACATACCGTCCAGACGCAGGTCACTCCTTCGTTAAGGATGCATTCAACGCACAGGTCCTAAATGACTTTGCTGCTAACGAGCGTCTAGCACGCCACATGAAGGAAGAGTCAATTGAGCGTCGCGATGTTGACACAGGTAACTTCACAGGTCTTGTTGTTCCACAGTACTTGGTAGATCTCGCTGCACCATACGCACGCGCAGGCCGTCCAACTGCTGATTTTGCAACAAACAAGATGACACTTCCAACTGCTGGTATGACACTTAATATCAGCCGCATGACAACAGGTACTTCAACTGCTGTTCAGGAAACACAGAACACTTCTGTTTCTGAGACAGATGCAGATGACACACTGTTGACTGTTCCAGTTCGCACAATTGCTGGTCAGCAAGATCTATCTCGTCAGGTTATCGAACGTGGTACCGGCGTAGATGCATTTGTTCTTGCAGACTTGATCCGTTCATGGCACACCACTCTTGATGCACAGGTTCTTAACGGAACTGGCTCAAATGGTCAGATGAAGGGTATCCGTGCTTCTGGCGGAAATGCAATCACATTCACAGCAACAACTCCAACAGTTGCATTGCTCTATCCAAAGCTAGCTGATGCACTTCAGCAAGTTCAGAGCAATGTTTTCACAACACCAACTCACTGGATCATGCACCCACGTCGTCTGGCATTCTTGCTAGCTGCGACTGATACTGCAGGTCGTCCAGTAGTTGTACCAACTGCAAACGGTCAAATGAATGCAATTGGTGTTGGTTCAGGCGTTGCACAGTACGCAAACAGCGGATACCAACTACTTGGTCTTCCAATCATCACAGATGCAAACGTAGGTACAACTTACGGCGCAGCAACAAACCAGGATGAAATTTACTTGGTTGATGCACGTGAAATGCACCTTTGGGAGCAACCAGGTACACCATTCTCACTACGCTTCGATGCAACTGCTCCTGGCAGCTTGACAATCAAGACCGTAGTCTACGGATATGGTGCGTTTACCGCAGAACGTTATGCAGCAGCAGCTTCCATCATTTCAGGAACTGGTCTAGCAGCACCAACATTCTAAGCGTAGCTTAGAAACAAATGTGTAGGGCGGGTAGAATGCCCCCGATCTATCCGCTCTACACTTCTAAGGGGGAAGTATGAAATCAGGGCATAAAGTTTCAATTGGTGCATGCGATCCAGGCACAGTTAATGCTGCTTGGGCATATAACATGATCCAATTAGCGCAAGTTAGAGATGACAAACTAGGTCCATTTGTACGAATTAAAGGATCAGGTTTACTTTCTAAATTACGCAATCGAGTAGTACAAGCTTTTCTAGATAACACAAAATCTGATTGGCTTTTGATGATAGACACAGATGAACAGTTAAGTGTCCAAACATTTGACAAACTTATACAAGCAGCGCATGATAAAGATCGACCTGTTGTTTCAGGTTTAGTATTTGCTGCATTTGACGCACATCAGAATTTGTATCCAAAACCAGTTCCTGCCATATTTGCTGAATCAGAAGCAGGTTTTCTACCGCTTTATAAATATGACAAAGATTCACTATTTGAGATAGAAGCATGCGGTACTGGTTGCATGTTGATACATAGAAGTGTATTAGAAAAGATGCGCGAAGTTGCAGATCCAAACCAAGGAGACAAATGGTGTTGGTTCTGGGACGGTCCAATCAATGGTGAGTGGATTAGTGAAGATCTTCTATTTTCTAGACGTATTAGACAACTAGGTTTTCCAATTTATGTTCACACTGGCGCTATATTGCCACATCAGAAAAATTATTGGTTAAGCGAGGAACACCATGTGGACTATCAAAAGAACCAAAAATAAAAGACAAACAGCAGTTATAATGCCAAAATTAGAACGAGCTGTTATTGAGAAACCCGAGAAAAGGATAGAACGTGGCACTAACGAATGCGTATTGCACGTTGTCGGATGTCAAGAATGCACTTGCAATCGATGACATTAACGATGATCTAGCCATTGAAGTGGCCATTATGACGGCCAGTCGAATGATTGACGACTATTGTGGTCGATTCTTCTATAAAGATGGCACAGCACTATCTCCTGTATCTCGATACTTTACTCCCAAAGATTGGTGGACTTGTGATATCGATGATATTGTTACAATCACAGAAGTTGCCACAGATGACAATTTTGATCAGGCTTGGGAAACAGTTTGGACTACTTCAGATTACATGGTTGAACCAATCAACAATCCACGTAGAGGTTGGCCTTATACTCGTCTAATTGCAATCGGCGCATATATTTTTCCAGCACAATTGCCGCAAACTCTTCGAGTCAAAGGTATTTGGGGTTGGTCAAGCATTCCATATGAAATCCAGACGGCATGTAAATTACAAGCATCTAGATTATTTGTGAGAAAACAATCTCCATTTGGAGTTGCTGGTTCTGTTGATATGGGAACAGTTAGATTGACTTCTAGATTAGATCCAGATGTTGAAGCGCTAATCAGACCAATGCGCAAGATGAATGGTTTGGCCTACTAATGATTCCTAGTGAAGTCAGAGATGGTCTAAAAAAGAATTTACAAGAAATTGATGGTTTAAGAGTTTATGATCTTGTACCAGATAATCCCCAACCTCCTTCTGCCATAATTGGTCAGTTGGATCTTACTTTTGATCTGAACAATGCCAGAGGTTTAGATCAGGCTAATATTGACGTATTAGTGATTGTCCAGAGA